TTTGTTTCTGAATCGACGATATGCCAGTCAAGTACAAGGGGAGGCTCACCGGCTTTCCCCAAAGACACAGTACTGTACCATCGTCGAAATTCGCACTAGAATGTGGCCTCGATAGATTGATTGAGCCCGGATCCAAAGTCCGGTCACGAACTACACTCTCATCTATTCGGGAAGACCTTCTGAAATTCGACAACTCCAGCGTTCGACCATCTGACGCCAGTCTTGACTTCGCCATCAGTCAAGCCTTCAACCACTTTAATGTGCGTGGAAGGGGAGTTCTGCCTATACACCTCAACGACATCTTCGATATGCCACTCACCAACTGGAATACATCACCGGGAAATCCGTTTATCTTCCGTGGCTATCGTACAAAGGATGACGTGAGGAGGGATCCTGCCGCCGTTACCGGTGTGCGTCATTTCGCTCATCGGATCAAGCTCGGCGATCACATCCCTCCACCTGATTGCTTGGCGTACGTGCGATCTCATCTCGCACCCCCTGACGAGCCTAAAACTCGTGCCGTCTGGGGTTATCCTGCATCTCTATCATTCATGGAAGCTACATTCGCTCTACCATTGATACAGGCCTACATCGATGCAAATACGCCAATTGCCTTCGGCTATGAAACAGCAGTCGGAGGAGCCTACCGCATCAGGAGAGAAGCAAGTGGCAACCCAGAGTTTCTATGCGCTGACTTCGAGGGATTTGACAAATACGCACCAGTCTTCCTCATTCGAATCGCATTCGACGTGCTACGATACCAACTTAGCTTTACACGATATGCTAAACGTGGCATCCCGAACTGCGAACGACTTCAACGACTCTGGGACTACCTTGTGGAGTACTTTATCAATACTCCAATCCGTTTGGCAAACGGAGAACGATATCAGAAGGAAAGTGGCATAGCAAGTGGGAGTTACTTCACTTCGCTTGTTGGCTCAATTGTGAATTACATCATCATCACATGGGCTTTTCATAAATGCCACGGCAGGGCGCCAGGATACTTGCTCGTCTTTGGAGACGACAGCTACCTGGGCGACAAAGAAGTCTTCACCACCAACGACCTTGATATAGTCGCATCCTCCATTGGAATGAAAGTTAACTCGAGAAAGACAATCTGTACATCAACATTCACCGAGACTACATTCCTTGGCTACCGTCTATCATCTGGCGGACCATCAAAACCTACTTCCGATTGGCTGATTGCGCTCATCAATCCGGAGATGGAGGATTTGTCGTGGGATCGATTCGCTTCACGAGCACTTGGACTACACTACGCATGCCAAGGACGCGATGACTTCTTCAGTAAACTTACTGCCGCAATTGTTCGCCTCCGACCCTTCGATCTGGACTTCGGACGAGCAATGCAACGCTACCTCAAGATAAATAACATCCAACCAACAATTAAATTACCAAACGAATTGGATTGGTTTATCAAAACTGGGTAGTGTCCACAAAACCCCCCTACTGTATCAGTAGATATATAGCTATAGGCCGG